ACTCCATATTGGAGTCCAAAAATAATTATTTATATACATATTATTTAAATGGTTTACCTAGATGCCATGCAACTAGACTATACCTTGTTCCTTTCGTTACGGGTTTAACTCTATGCCATACAAATGAAGGAAATACAATAATAGATCCTTTAGGTAATATCTCTTTACATTGTACTTTGTGCTTTGATTCATCTCTCATATGTGGTTCATATTTTCTAAAATCAAATTCTAATTCTCCACCTTCATATTCTGAACCATCTGTTAACTGACAAGTCATAGATAGTTTTCTAATTTTACCATGCTCTGGTGTATTGGGTTTATCGTAAGGTTTATCCCAACCATCACAATGCCAATCATAATATTGTTGTAATTTATATTTGGTAAATTGACACGCTTCTGATCTCTCCCATTCAAAATTCCAACCCGCATTTTGATTGGCCTCATGCACATAAGGATGTATTTCTTTATATATCCATGGTTCATTCAACCATACAACATCAGAATTTCTTTTTCTTTTTAAATCAAATACTTCTTCTTCATTTAAAGGTTTTTTACCAAAATCTCTTTTTGTTCCAAAATTTCCCGTAATAGCCATTTCTTCTTTATGGGCTAATCCATAGTGAATAAGTTCATCACAAAACCTAGGAGTTAACGCAGATTTAAAATACCAATAATAATGATTTAAGTTCATGTAATTTCAAACCATCCGGTTGCAATATATTTTTCTTGTGTATGAGATATAACCCCTTGATGTGGATGAGTAAAATCACTGGGCCATATAACTAGTTTTCCTTTTTGAGCTTTAAGAGTTTTCTTTTGAAATGGAAAATAAGTGCCTCCATTTTTAAGAGTATTACAATATAACATATAGACTAATTGTCTTTTAGTTGTAAGTACATTAGATCGTTCATAGTGCAACTTACTATAACCTCCTCCTTTTTTATAATATTGAATAAGGTTTCCACTACTAGTGTGAATTTTATGATTAGAGCCAATAAAATATTTATTAACGTACTGTAGAAGACAAGTTTTTAAAGCTGCAAAAAAAGCTAAAATAGTAGGATGGCTAGAATCATTATAAAAAATAACATCCATAGAATCCTTTACTTTGGGATCTATTCTTCCACCATCAATTGTTCCAACAACTTTGTATTCTGTATTGTTTTTATGATAATTTATTATTTCATCACATAAAGAAGGTTTTATTTTATATTCTTCTATAAAAGTCATAGATCTTAAACATAATCCTGCGTGGTAGTTTGTACAAAATTTAAACTACCTTTTTGATTATTAGTTAAGTAATACATACAGGTTGAAGGGAACATAATAAATCTATTATTAACTAAGGGTATGTCCCAAGATCTTCCCGCTCTTCTATTTGAATCATAATGTATTCGAACACTACAGTTTTTAACAGTTACACCATATAACATGGTGTAATCTGGAGAATTTCTTAAATCAACAGGATTTATATTAAGTAAAGGAATAGATATTTCTTTAGGTTTATAAATATTTCCCCATGATTCTTTATTAATTAAAGCTATGTCGTACTCGACCTTTATATGTTCTCTAATATATGTATTAAGCATATCCCATGCCCGAGAATAAGATAATTCTCTATTAAACATATTGGATTTTAAAATGTCAGATTGCAGTCTCTTACGATCAATCTCAAAGCCTTTCGGCATTGCGACATCACCATAATATAATGCTATTTCAGATAATACTTTCTTTTGCATACCACATACCTTTTTAATTTATGCTAAATCGTCTGTCAAGTCCCAAGATTGGCCTGATTCATTCCAAACATAATGCCATTTATGAGTCCTAGCATCGTTTTGTGAATCTTGTTCTGCTGTTAATGCAGGCTCAGCTCCAATTGGAGATTTCCAACTTGCTGTTGCAATATCCTGTACCCAAGATGGGTAAGGTTTTTTAGGCCAAAAGATATTGTTATCTTCATCCCATTCATAACCAATACCTGCATAGTTTCCTCTAAGTGCTTTTGAATTGTCACCTGATGAATGTTGGTTACGTGATGTATTATATGAAGTTTGAATCCACATTTGTGCAGGCCAATTATTGTGTTGTTCTAAATATTGTTGACCAATAGCTTCTACTGCTTTTCCTTCATGATCTTGCATATCTTTATCATCAAGAGTTAATACTTGAATAACTTTTCCCTTCATTCCTATTTTTGCAAAGTGTGCCATATATTTCTCCTTATATCTTAAAATTAATTTTTAAACAATACATAAATATTATTGAAATTTGTACCTTATAATTACAATTCCTGAACCTCCAGCTGCTGCAACACCTGTAGTTGAGTGTGGGCCTGTTTCAGATCTACCACCGCCACCACCACCAGTATTAGCAGTTCCTGCTACTGAAGCAGGTGTACCTGGTCTTCTACCACCAGCTCCTCCTCCACCTAGACCTCCAGGTGGAACGCCTGGCATACATTCGCCTCCTCCTCCACCACCACCAGCAAAATAATAAGTAGAACCACAGTTTTGACCAGAAGTTCCAAAAGCGTTTGGTACACCAGCACCAGTACCGCCAACACTTGGGGAAGCAGATGAACCGGGATTTATACCGGCAGTTATTGCACCGCCTCCACCGCCTCCATTTTTATTAGAACCTCCATCATCATAACTCGCGCCGCCATCATTTCCTTGAGGTGGACTTACTGGGGGAGTATTTCCTGATCCATAAGTTCCTCCAGCTCCTTGACCTGCTCCTGATCCGCCATCATGACATGCTGGAGTTGCATTATTAGTTCCTCCACCAGCTGCTGTTAGAGGTCCAAAAGTTGAAACTGATCCTACTGCACCACCATTTGGTCCTCCTCCACCTATACTAACTGTATAAGAACCTGGACTACTAGTAACTGTTAATCCAGCGGGTGCAGCTAAAGGTTTAGCAGGGTAAGTTAAAGGCGCTAAAGAAGGGGAAGCAAATCTAAATCCTCCTGCTCCTCCTCCGCCTGTTAGAGGACTATGGTTAGAACCTCCACCGCCTCCTCCTACTACTATATATTCTACAAAGCCTAATGGACCTGATCCACCAGTAACTGAAAAAGTTCCGGGACTTGTAAATGTATGAATTTTGTAATCTCCACAAGTAGCTGTAGAGTTTCCACCTGAAGCAACTACATAAGCAGCTCCATAAAAACCATTGTTTGAAATAATTGATTTCCATCCTTGAGTTCCATCTACATATATAAACATAACTGATTCATAATCAGCTTCCAGTATAGAATCAAAAGCTCCTCCATCTATATTAGAACCACCTCTTCCAATAGTAAGAGCATTAGTACCAAAAGTTTTTGCATAATCTTTTAATGCTACACAATCACCAGCAGAAGGACTTGAAGGTAAATTACAAGTAAAAGCAGTACTTGTTGTATCACAAAAGTATCCTTTTCCTGCAACCGCAGTAAAAGTTCCTGTTTTTTTAGTTGTCTCAAAATCTACTGACGAATAAGTAGAACCGAATCCTGTCTGTGTTCCATTGTTTGTTATTGTTCCACCTGAAGCAACTGTAATATTTCCTCCAGAAGCTACATTAATTTTTGAACCACAAGGAATATTGAAAGTATCTCCACTATCTCCTAATGTAGTTGTACCACAATTTGTTCGTGGACTAATTTTATTTACTTTTACTTCACTCATAATTAATTTTGAAATTTATATTTTATTATAACAATTCCACTTCCTCCATCTCCACCATTTCTTGGTGGACTTGCATTACCATGACCGCCTCCGCCTCCGCCAGTATTAGCAGATCCAGCGACACCTGTTGTACCTCCGCTTCCACCACCACCTTTACCACCAGCACCCTGTGTACCCCATCCACCGCCGCCACCACCAGCATAATATCTACTAGTAGGAGCTGTAGGATTAGTTGTACCATAAGTGCTTGCATGAGGAGTTCCTGCAAGAATGTAAGTATACATTCCATCTCCGCCATCGCCTGCCTGATAAGGAGGACTGCTAGGACCCTTAATAGTACCTACTGCGCCTGCGCCACCACCTCCAGATGAGCCGCCGGGGCCTCCATCACTTCCTTGTGGGGGTGCTACAGGAGGAGTATTACCACTTCCACAGCCGCCACCACCAGAACCGCCATCTGCACTATCCGCTCCACCTCCAGCTGAACTAATAGGACCAAATACACTAGCTGAGCCAGGTGCAGATGTTCCCGAACCTGATCCACCTGCTCCTATAGTAATAGTTATAGGACCTGTAGAAGTTACCGGAACTCCATTACCTGTATTCACTAGAGGATTCGATGCCCAAACTGCGGGCGTACAAGATGGTTGAGTTTCTCTATATCCACCAGCTCCACCACCACTAGTTTCCCAGTTGTTGTAACCACCACCTCCGCCGCCACCACCGACTACTAAATAATCAATTCTATCACTACCAGATGCATTTCCTAGAGCAGTTACATTAATAGATCCTGAACCTGTAAAAATTGCATATTTATAATCTCCATCAGTTCCACACGCTGCAGCCCCTGTATAGGCAACTGTCATATAAGCGGGAGATTGAACATCTGAAGTTGAATCTTGAATGTTTAACCATCCTTGAGTGCTATCTACATAAACAAAAGTCACTGATTGACCTTGAGTACTTAAAGTAGCATTTCCTGCAGTTCCTCCAATTTTTTCTGAACCATTAGGAGTAACAGTAATATTGTTATTATTAAAATTGTGAGAATAATCAGAAATAGCAATTACATTACCTGCTGTTCCTGCTGGTAAATTAACTGTAAAAGCTCCGCCGGACGTATTACAAAAATATCCACTTCCAGCTGCCGCTGTAAATGTAGCTGTTTTAATACTTGAAGTATCCCAAACTACTGCAGAATACGAAGCACCAAATCCTGATTGTGTTGCACCTGATGCAAGAGATACAGTTCCACCACATCTTCCAATTGTAATTGTTGCACCATCTACATTAATTGTATTACCGGCTCCAGATCCAATAGTTGTAGTTGCACTACATCTATTGATTAAATTATTTCCTGGTTGATTTTGTATATTGTCTACTTTTATTGTTGATGCCATAATTCTATATTATCATACTCCTTATTGATATCTATACCTTATTATTACTGTGCCAGAACCACCGCCCCATCCAGTATCAGCAGGTGCATTTCTTTCACCTCCACCGCCGCCACCACCTTTATTAACTGTTCCAGGAGTTCCATTGCAACTTCCTCCTGGTGTTCCATTACCACCACCACCTGGTCCACCAGCTCCACCCGATCCACTATTATAACTAGCACCGCCACCACCGCCGCCTCTTTCAACAGGGGATCCTGTAATATGTGAAACTGTTCCTGGTCCACCAGCACCGCCAGCACTTGAAGGAGCATTTGCTCCAACAGCTCCAGCGCCACCGCCGCCGCCTCCACCATAGTTTCCACTATTAACATATTGGCCACCATTA